AGCTAAAAAATTGCCTTATGAGTTCTCATATAAGTTTATATCAGAAGATGGTAAAGAACGAAAACTCATGATTGAAGACTGGGAATTAGGAATGCTTTATTGGAATTGCCTTGCAGCTGCTAATGGAAACGAACAAGTTGCATGTGAAAAAGTAAAAGAGAAATATTTCACAGAATGGTGTAAAAAAGATATATACTTCTTTTTAGGGACAACTAAGAAATTCCATAATGTAGGTACTAATCCTTTTATTATTATCGGAACTTTTTATCCACCCAAGGAGTTACAATTAAGAATTTCTTTTTGAAATATGTCCGAAAGTATTCCACAGTTCTATAAAAGAATCCAGCGTTGTGACCCTCAACTGGGTACAACTTACTCTAAAGAGAGACCATATTTCAATGTTCTTTCCCGACAATGTAATTTTGGGACAGTACAATTCAGTTACAGAGATTTTTATAAAGTCACATTGATTATTGGTGTGGGAAAACTATATTATGCAGATAAATGGATTTTAGTAAATCGTCCTGCTATGTTATTTTCTAATCCTTTAGTCCCTTATGCTTGGGAATCAATCAGTGAAGAACAGAAAGGAATGTTTTGTATATTTAATGAGCAATTTGTACAGTCAGAAGAAAAAAATAGTTCTTTGGCTAATAGTCCATTGTTCAAAGTAACGGGAGATAAAGTTTTCTTCTTGGATAATACACAAATTACCAAAGTGTTGGATATATATACCAAAATGCAGGAAGAAAACCAGTCAGACTATGTAAACAAACATGATGTTTTACGTTGTTATCTTCATTTGTTGATACATACAGCTTTAAAAATGCAGGAGTCTAATAAATATGAATCACATCCGAATGCTTCGCAACGTATTACCGAATTATTTACAGAATTATTGGATAGACAATTTCCTGTTGATTATCCACATTCAGTATTAAGTTTGCGTACTCCTGCCGATTATGCAAACCGTTTGTCTATACACGTTAATCATTTAAATAAAGTGGTAAAAGATACTACTGGAAAAACTACCTCTACAATGATTGCGGAAAGAATAATCAAAGAATGTACCCAGTATTTATTACATAGTAATTTTTCTATTTCAGAAATTGCTTATAGCTTGGGATTTGAAAATATAGCCTATTTCAGTAAATTCTATCGTAAGCACACAGGAAAATCGCCAAGCGAGATTAGAGAACAACAATTATTTGATTTGTGCAAATGATGCTTTGAATAGTGTTAATCAGCCATATTTCCATTACCTAATTTTGTACCGACTAAAAAATATAAATAATGAAGTACAGAAAATTAGGCAAAACAGAAGTAAACCTATCCGCTATCGGATTGGGTTGTATGGGAATGAGTGCTGCGTATGGAGTAGCCGATGAAAAAGAAAGCATTAAGACATTGCATTGTGCTTTAGAACTTGGTATTGATTTCTGGGATACTGCGGATGTGTATGGAAATGGTGCTAATGAAGAATTGCTATCCAAAGTATTAGCAGAAAAAAGAAATCAGATTTTCATTGCAACAAAATTTGGTTTTCGCTTACGCAATAGTCAAGGTAGCGTGTTCGCTGGTGGTGAAAGTTATGTGGATGCTTCTCCAAGATATGTAAAACAAGCTGTAGAGAACAGCCTGAAAAGATTAAATATCGAAACTATAGATTTGTATTATGCGCATCGGATTGACCCCACAATACCAATCGAAGAAACAGTTGAAGCTATGGCAGAGTTAGTAAAAGAGGGTAAAGTACGCTATTTGGGACTAAGCGAATGTTCTTCTGAGTCACTGAAAAGAGCTTGTAATGTTCATCCTATATCTGCGGTTGAAAGTGAATATTCTTTATTAACACATGATGTCGAAAAAGAGATTCTGCCATTGACAAAAGAATTAGGTGTAACTTTAGTTCCATTTTCACCGTTAGGCAGAGGTTTAGTAACAAATACTATCAACGTAAATACATTGGAAGAACATGATTTCCGCAAGCATTTGCCACGTTATAACGGTAAATATTGGGAAAATAATCAAAAACTGGCTATCGAAATTGCAGAAATAGCAGAAAGCAAAGGAATAACCCCAGCTCAACTTGCTTTAGCTTGGATATTGGCACAAAGTGAAAATATAATTCCTATTCCGGGAACTAAACATATTAAGTATTTAGAAGAAAATGCAAAAGCGGTAGATGTAAATCTATCAACGGAAGATGTTTCTAATATACAACTGCTTTTAAAAAAATATCCTAATATTGGTAACAGATATAATGAATATGATTTTCAGTTTGTGAATAAATAACTTATTAAAAAAGGAAGTTCTACCACGTTGGTAGGGCTTCTTTCTATAATTCCCATAATGAATAATTTGTTGGAACAGAGATTCTTCCGATTATTATCGGAATACTCACAGCGTAAAGTTTCTGCATCTGAATTTGCAGAAGCTATTGAAGAACTGGCTATCCATTTAGCCGATTTTAGTATCAATGAACAGGATTACAGCGTTTTATTACGTTATTTTTCTTTTGGCTTGCATCGTCTTAAATCGTATCGTGTACGGTTTGAGCAAGAAAAAAATACCCTATTTGCATTTGATTGATGAAGCAATAGAACTAATCAAAACAGAAGTACGCATAGTGAATTTGCGTATCAAATACCCCGAACAATTTCAGCAACATGCAAATAAGCTATTCCTTTCTCCTCTTCATTTAGCTGACAAAACAAGCCTTATCAATATCATGGAAATAGTCAGTGGTTTATTCCTGTCAAAACGTGTAATATATCAGAATGGAAAACCTATTCACCTGACAGACTTAGGCAAAGCCTTTGAATGGCTACTCAATATTAAGTTAGGTGATTATCACCAAAAATACATGGATGTTATCAAGCGTAAACCAGCCAAACTAACGGAGTTCCTTAATGAACTGGCAAACCTTATCCGCAAAGAACACGAAAATAAAGGGTATAGATAATCAATAACTTAGCATCAATTTATACGGGGTAGCGTATGCTACCCTGTAATTTATTTGCTTCCCTTTTCTGAAATTTGCTTCATCAATCGATTGGTAATCATTAGTGTATAACCTAAAAAATGGAGCAAATTATGTATGTAGATAATTACGAGTTCAAAGACTGGATGCAAAAACTATTTGATAAACTGGATGAAGTAGGCAAAGACGTAAAGAGTTTGCAGACCAACCCCGAAGTAATGCCGAATGATAAACTTTTGGATAATCAGGATTTATGCTTGCTATTTAAAGTAAGCACCCGAACATTACAGAGATTGAGAAGCAAGAAACTACTACCTTTTATGATGATTAGCGGAAAAGCCTATTATCGGGCTTCCGATGTGCGAGAGTTCATAAAGGAACGGTTCGATGTGGGGACGCTCCGAAAGTTCGAGAAAGAACACGGAACGGATAAGTAAGTATGAAATTCATCCCGAAGCTGTACACGTGGCAGTTTCGGGATATTTTTCTTTTGGCAAGCCTGTACTTACTTCTCTGCCGATATTATCCCCTCTTCCCTATAAGACGCTTCAAACTGTTTGGTAAGCGCAATAATCTGTTGGTTCGTCTTTATGAGTTCAACAGTGTATTGTTCCAATTTATAAAGCAAGGCAAGTGCTTTCTTTTCCGCAAAATTGGAATGGAGTTCTTTCACTGTTTGGTTATACAGTATGCCTATGCTTTTGAATTGGGCGAATAACTGGGAAAGTTGAATATAATAATCAACCTTGCTTTTATCAATTCTAAGCACCTTAAACGACTTCCCAAAGATACAGTTCTTAATGAAATGTGCCTTTACCTTGTAACCTGACTGGTCGTAAAAGGCTAAGAACTTGGCGTTCTCCACATCATCCAAATTCAGGGAATAACGGTGTGTTCGTGGGTCAAGTTTCGGCTTGCGCCCACCTTTGTTAAATGACTTCTTTTTCTGTTCCATAATGATAATTTTTTACTGGTTTTACGACTTCGGAGTAAAACTAACCACCTGAAAAGGTGGCAAGGTTTTGAGGCACAAAAAATGAAATGAGTGCCTTAGAACACAACTTGCTGTTATCATGTGATAACAAAATTCTTCCTTTGGTCAGATTGCAAAAGCAAGCGGTTCGGCTTTTCCTCTGTCTATTTATCGGTTACAAAATTACAGACAGCAGTTTGCCCCTGAAATATACCCTATTACGCCAAATTGCGACACAAACGGACAAAGTACCCCCATTTTTAAAAGCATTTGTTTTGACCCTTTTCTTTGCTGAAAATTGATTGAATGGTGGCAATATATATGACAGTCAAACAAGGCTTAAATACAGTTTTAAAACATGTTTTAAAGCCGTTTAAAGATTTGCCAACATTGCCATAAAACAGGCTTACCACTTTTCAATCATTATCAAAAATCAATCAACCTATTTATAAATCATTAAAATCTGAAAGTATGGCAGAAGTAAAACAATCATTACAGAAAACAGCAAGCAAGGAACAGGAAAACTATAAATCGGTGTTCCTTAAAAAGCGGTCACTTTGCAATCGTCAAAGCGTGTACATAAGTGGAGAGATACAAAAACGTATCATGCAGATTGTAGGCGTGATTACAAACAAACAGGTAAGCATCGGAAATTTCATTGATAACGTACTGGAAGAACATCTTAATACGCATAATGATGTCCTTTCGGTTCTCTACCGGGAAGAAATGCAAAAAGGAATATTCAACCAGCCAAAAGAGAATAAAGAATGAATATCGTAACTATTGAGGAACAGACCTTTAAACTGGTATGCAGTCGGTTCGCCAACTTTGCTAATCAGGTGGAACGCATTTGCAGGTTGAACAACCATCAGTCCGATAAATGGCTGTCAGGTCGTGAAGTGTGTGCCCTGCTCGGCATCAGCATCCGAAGTTTGCAGAACTACCGGGACAGTGGTAAACTGGGTTACTCCCAAATTGGGAATAAGCTGTACTATAAATCTGCCGATATTGAAAGACTGGTTGCCGAATGTACGGCAAACTATCTTTCAGGAAAGAAAAGCAACTATATATAACCAATAAATAAGTATCGCCTTATGACAAGAAAACAAGATGACAATTCAGAAACAAACCAATCTTTCACCCTCCCGGCTATTGTCGGGACGTGGGAAAGTTTAAATCTCCATCCTGCGGTAATGATATACCAAAGTAAGAAAAAGTATCTCCTTTCGATGCTCCATGTATCGGATAATGGACAGGTGCAACCAGCCACTTACGAGATACAAAAGGAAGATAACCGTTATTTCTTCGTTTCAGCCTTTAAACGGCTTTATATCGGCTATGACAAGGTAAAAGACAGCCTTTCCATTTCTTATTATGGTGATTACCTGCGTAATTGAATATGTGTATATACCAATCATTTAAGCTAACTATAAATCAATATGGAACTAATAAACAGCAACAGTGAAATGATAAAAGAGTTCTTTCAATCTATGGATAGAATGTTAGACGGTATTAGCAGGTTGGCAAAGGAAAGCAGACCGCATTTGAACGGTGAAAAGTTTCTAAACAACCGGGAAGCATCCAACTATCTGAAAGTAAGCATCCGTACCCTGCAAGAATGGAGAGATACGGGCGTTATCCCTTACATTCAGATAAAAGGCAAAATAATCTACCGTCAAAAGCGATATAGAACGGCTTTTGCAGACCTACTACAACAAGGAACGGCAGGAATAACCTACCATCCTTTAAAAAACACATTTTTTCCAAAACTGACTAAGAACATTAACTTTATTAGTGTAGTAGTCCGTCTGTACAAGCCTTTGGAAGAAAATACAACCCGGAGCGCAGCGCAGGTGTGGAGATTTTCTTTCAAATCCGTAGGGCTTGGGCTTGAACGGACGGAATACGGAGCTTACATTTGTTAATGTTTTATTCAGATTTGGAAAATTCCTCTTAAAAAGAAATCAAACAAAATCACATTGCACCCAATAAAATTCCGTATATTTGTTTTTAAATACTAAAATCATGGAAAATAGAATATTAGAATTTATTGGACATTATAATACTGCACCATTTTTATTTGTTGGGTCTGGATTTTCACGTAGATATTTAGGCTTAGAAGATTGGGAAGGATTGCTAAAACGGTTTGCTACATTAAATAATGTAGATTATCAATATTACTTTTCATCTTCTGGTGGTAAGCTACCTCGAATAGCATCTTTAATTGCGGAAGACTTACATGAACGATGGTGGAAATTGCCTGAATATGAAAAAAGTAGAAATAGATATAAAGAATATAATACAAATAAATATTCTGCATTAAAAATAGAAATATCTCATTATCTGAAAGGGAAAATGGATATCAAAATCCAAGATAAAATACTTTTAGAAGAATTAGATTTATGCAAAAAAATAGTTATAGACGGTATTATAACAACAAACTACGATAACTTATTAGAAAAAATATTTAGTGATTTTAAAACATATATCGGTCAAGAAGAATTGTTCTTTTCATCTCCTCAAGGAGTTGGAGAAATATATAAAATACATGGCTGTCAATCCAAACCTAACTCCTTAATATTAACCGATGAAGATTATATTTCTTTTGAAAAGAAAAATCCATATTTAGCAGCTAAATTACTTACGATATTTACAGAGCATCCAATCATTTTTATTGGTTATTCTTTAACCGATGAAAACATTCTCAAAATTTTAAACTCAATAGCACAATGTTTAACAAGTGACAACCTGCAAAAATTAAAAAATAGACTTATTTTTATTCAATATAATGTATCTCAACAAGAGATAGAATATGCAACTCATACGATAGCACATGAAGAAATACGTATTCCTGTAAAAACTATTACAATGAGTGATTTTAGACCACTATTTCTTGCATTATCATCTATTAAGAGAAAATTTCCAGCAGGTTTACTTCGCTTATTAAAAGAACATGTATATGAACTTGTTATGACAACAGACTCATCATCTAAAGTTTATGTACAAAATATTGATTCAAAAGAAGACATCAAAAATTTAGATGTTGTTTTGGGGATAGGTGCTATTAATAAAGTTGTAAAGGCTGGATATAGACGTTATGAACGGAAAGATTTGATTGAAGATATTCTTATAAAAGATAAATCGTTGAATAATAATGATATTGTAAATGTTACTTTACCAGCTTTATTAAAGGGCACAAAATATCTGCCATTCTTTAAATATTTGGTCAATTCAAATTACTATCAAGAGCAGAAACCTATAGACACTGTTGATGAAAGAATTATAAAACATCACTTATTGGCTATACAACATAAATTTTATGAGCCTACCGGAAAATATGACATTAGGAAGAAAAAAGATGTTGCATCTTATCAGGAAACAATGATTGATTTTATCGATGAATTTGGTTTAGAATATATTAAATATATACCATATCTAAAAAAAGACAAAATCAACTCTGACGATTTATTTGAAATTTTGAATAAGCATATTTCTGTTTTAGAAGGAAATAATGAAAATCTAAAAAGCGTTTTTTACAAAATGATATGCTATTATGATTTTCTCAAATATCATTTAGGAAAATGATTCAAGAAAAAATAGGCAATCAATAGCATGGCATATAGCTATTGATTGCCCTCATTCTTTATTTTATAAGAAAATTTCTCTCTACATTTGCCATATCACGCATAATAGAGCTATCCAAAACCTTTGCATAGTGCTGTGTCATTCTTATATTGGAATGTCCCAAAATTTTAGACACATTTTCCATTGATACATCATTAGCGAGAAAAACTACGGTAGCCGCAGTATGACGTGCAACATGAGTAATATTTAGAAATGCAGTAAAAAACAGAATGGTGAGAATAAAACGTAAATCGTTTATAATTAAGCATTTTGAGAGAATTGCAGAATAGCCTGACCTGCAAAGAAAAACAAAATATTGCAGCGTTTCAGTTACCAGACTGTTAGCCGCCTGTTTCGGAAATAACGACAGGTAACCAGATTTTTACCGGTAGAGACAGAACGGATTTGTATTCACTGTTTCTCAATGTTTTGCATGCCGAAGAACGCTTTTCAAAAGAGTATTTTTACAACCTAAAAAAGAAGCGTTATGAAAGTGGAAAAATTCAAGGTGCTGCTCTACCTGAAAAAGAGCGAGCCTGACAAGACCGGCAAGGCCCCGGTCATGGGGCGTATCACCCTCAACCGCACGATGGCGCAGTTCAGCTGCAAGCTCTCCTGCACCCCCGAACTATGGAACGCGCGTGAAAGCCGGCTAAACGGCAAGAGCCGGGAAGCAGTGGAGACCAACGAAAAAATAGAGAGGCTGCTGCTTGCCGTACACTCGGCCTTCGACTCCCTCATGGAAAGGAAAAAGGATTTCGATGCCGCCGCAGTCCGGGACCTGTTCCAGGGAAACGCCGGCATGCAGATGACCCTACTCAAACTTCTCGACCGGCACAATGAAGAGATGAAAGTCCGTGTCGGCGTGGACCGCGCGCCGACAACAATGTCGACCTACGTGTACACCCGGCGCACCCTTGCCGAATTCATCCAAACGGAATTCAAGGTCTCGGACCTTGCTTTCGGACAGCTCAACGAGCAGTTCATCCGTGACTACCAGGACTTCTGCCTGGAAAAGAAGAGACTGGCGATGGAGACGGTGCGCCATTACCTGGCCATCCTGAAAAAGATCTGCCGCATCGCCTACAAGGAGGGCCATTCAGAGAAATACCATTTCTGCCACTTCAAGCTGCCCAAGCAGAAGGAAAGTACGCCGAAGGCATTGAGCCGTGAGAATTTCGAGAAGCTGCGTGATCTGGAAATTCCGGAAAAACGCAGGTCACATATTATCACCAAAGACCTCTTCCTCTTCGCCTGCTATACAGGGACCGCCTACGCGGACGTGGTGAGCATCACGAGGGAGAACCTTTTCACGGACGACGGGGGCAGCCTCTGGCTGAAGTACCGTAGAAAGAAAACCGACTACCTCGGACGTGTCAAGCTGCTTCCGGAAGCCGTCGCGTTGATTGAGAAATACCGGGACGATACCCGCAAGACTCTTTTCCCGCCGCAGGACTACCATACCCTCAGAGGAAATATGAAAGCCCTGCGTCTGATGGCGGGACTCAGCCAGGACCTTGTCTACCACATGGGAAGGCACTCTTTCGCCTCGCTGGTCACGCTCGAGGAGGGAGTACCGATCGAGACCATCAGCAAAATGCTGGGACATAGCAATGTCCGGACCACACAAATTTACGCCCGTGTCAGCCCGAAGCGGCTGTTCGAGGACATGGACAGGTTCATCGAGGCAACCCGTGATTTGAAACTCATTCTTTAACCCTAAAAAATATCATTACCATGCGCAGTACATTCAAGCTCTTATTCTACATCAACCGTAACAAAGTGAAATCGGACGGCACGACCGCCGTCCTCTGCCGGATCAGCATTGACGGCAAGAAGTCAGCCGTTGCCACCGGCATCTATTGCAGGCCGGAGGATTGGGACAGCAAGAAGTGTGAAATCAGAACAGTCAGGGAAAACAACCGCCTCGCCAGTTTCCGTGACCGGCTGGAAAAGGCATACGACAATCTGCTGAGGCATCAGGGAGTGGTCACGGCCGAACTGCTCAAGACCACCGTGTCAGGTGCCAATTCCGTGCCGGAATACCTCCTGCAGGCCGGAGAGGTGGAACGCGAACATTTGAGAATCCGCTCGGCAGAAATCAACTCCACCTCGACCTACCGCCAGTCGAAGACCACGCAGTTCAACCTCAGACAGTTCATCGAATCCCGCGGGATGAAGGACATCGCCTTTTCGGACATCACCGAGGAGTTCGCCGAATCGTTCAAGGTCTTTCTTAAAAAGGAACTGGGACACAAACCGGGACATGTGAACCATTGTCTGTGCTGGCTCAATCGGCTCATCTACATCGATGTGGACCGGGAGATATTGAGAGCCAACCCGATAGAGGATGTGGCATATGAAAAGAAAGAACCGTTAAAGCTAAGGCACATCAGCCGGGGTGAGTTGAAGCGGATGATGGAAACCCCGCTGCCCGACCCGATGATGGAGCTTGCACGCAGGACGTTCATCTTCTCCTCGCTGACCGGTCTGGCCTATGCGGACACGAGAGCACTCCATCCCCGTCACATCGGAAAGACCTCGGAAGGAAGAAAATATATCCGCGTCTGCCGGGCCAAGACGGACGTGGAGGCGTTCATCCCGCTGCATCCCATAGCCGAACAGATACTGGAACTTTACAACACCACGGATGACGACAGGCCGGTATTCCCGCTGCCGGTCCGCGATGTTCTCTGGTACGAGGTGCATGGAATGGGCGTGGCATTGGGCATGAAGGAGAACCTGTCCTACCACATGGCCCGGCATTCGTTCGGAACCCTGATGCTGTCCTCCGGCATCCCGATAGAGAGCATCGCCAAGATGATGGGCCATACAAACATCAACAGTACGCAGGTCTATGCACAGGTTACTGACCATAAGATATCCGGCGACATGGACCGGCTGATGAAAAGAAGACAGAAAGGGGATACGGTCCTCCTGACGGAAATGTCCGAATAATGAAATGCCGGCCGGAACCATTAAACATCGGTTCCGGCCGGCATTCTTTGTTCTTAAACGCCCCCGATTATATCAGGGCCTCATGATAATTATCCTCCAGGAGTTTCTCTATGTCGGATACCTTATACAAAATTTTTCCGCCCAGCCGGATATAAGAAATACGTCCCTGGTTCCGATAATCCTGCAGGCTTCTGCGGCTGATTTTTAACAGGTCCGACAACTCCTTGTCAGAGAGAAAACGCTCACCGTTAAACAGGGGGCGGTTATCCTCCGCAAGCCTTTCCAGCTTCGTCTGAATGTTATCCAGCAGGCCAAAGAACCGGCGGACACTGCCCGTCTCTTTGCTAATAATCCCTTCCATTGCTACTTCCAATTAATACTGTCATTCTTTCTTTTTTCTCTCACCGCCTTTTCCTTGCGTTTCATGGCGGCATAGGCCATCAGCTTTTCCACGTCCTCCGGCCTGTAGTAGATTTTCCTCTGGATTTGGGTGAATGCCAGCCGTCCGGTATCCCGGAGAGTCTGCAGGGTACGTGGAGAGATTTCAAGGCGCAGGCAGACATCCTGGTTGTCCATTCATTCCCCCGGTTTCTTTTCCCTGTTCTTTTCATACAAGCGGTCCGCCTGTGCGGACAGGCTCTCAGCCCGCGCCAGCATCTCCTCAAAGATTCCGGCTTCAATGTAATATACTTCCATTTTCTTTCCATTTAAAATAGCTTCCTGTCAGAAACTCAAATTATCGAAATACAGTTCAAAATACTTACCAAAGACACTTCCGGATGGGTGTCGTGGTTTCCGACTCCCCCTCCAGAGCCGTTTTAAGGAGGATTTCCCGTCATATTACGGCTGGAACAGTTTGTAATCCCGTCCTATGATCTTCCTTATCACGTCGGCGTTTTCCTTGATATGTTCAACCAGTATGCGGCTTATAACACCGGAAACAGTGAAATCCTTACGTCTGACCGCCCAGACAATGTCTGAGATACATTCGTACACCTGTGCATCAATATGCAGGGGCTTGCGCCAGTTGAATGAAAAGTTGTTCAGGAGGGCTTCAATATATTTTTTTACCTCTTCCTCCGTTATCGCCTTTTTACTCTCCGGCCGGGATGATTCCTTGTGGGGCGCCACCTCTTCCAGCTCCCCGGAAATGCAGCTCAAATATGAGCCTTTAGCGGCAACTATATCCAGTATCTCCTTCTCGTTGATATGATACGAATTTGTTTTTTTCCTTTCAATGCTGTCCATAACTATGATTTATACATTAATTCCATGTGACAATTGGGCGTTTTGTAAGGCGGACGTTCCCGATGGCGGATTATCGTCCTACGCCGCAAAGAAAAAAAGAATAAACGTGGGAGAGAATACCTTGTCAGTTATAGCCATATATAGACATGAATAGTCAATGCCGGCAAAAGACATGACAAATGGCAGTCCGGCGGGAAGTAAGGATTCTCCCCGATGTTGCCGGGATTGTGATATGTCAAGCTATGAAGATAGCAGGAACTCATGTTGGTAAGATAGCGGTATACGAGTAGACAGCAGAATGGGAACACTACGGCGATGAAAAGAAAAATCCCTACCGATCCATGTGAGACCGGCAGGGAGCGTAACATTTAAAGGAGCGGGCTTCTTAGCCCGTGATGTAACCGTACTTTTTCAGGTCGTCCATGAAATGCTCCGGCGTGTCGGTCCTCACCGTCACCCCGTGCAGTTCCCTGTACCGCCCGGAGAAATTCACCATGTACTCCTCGTCGGTGCACCCGCTGTCAAACCAGCTGCCCTCACGCAGGACGCGTACAAACTCGGAAGGGTCGGAGGCGGCAATCCTGCTGCCATCCGCCAAAAGATACGTATGCTTGTTCATGCCGATAATTTTTTACTCCTCAGTTTATAATATAGTTTCTGTTCATCGTCCAGGAAAGGGATGTCACGGAGCGCGGTGGCTGCGGGCACCTGTCCCCTTGTGGCAAAGGTAACCAATTTGTGGAGAAACAGCACCCAATTTCGTATTTTTATGAAGTTGGTCGTTCCCGAATGCTGGCGGAACTCGACCGTCTTGTGCCGTGAATAGGCTTCGAGATTCACCTTATGGTAACGGTTGCCGATTCTGTTTTTCAGTTCGTTCACCGTCCTGGCCGAGCGTATCGTCTCATCAGATACATGCCCCAATCCCTTGCAATAGTAGTTATCCCTGCGGGATGCCGGCATGAACCTGTCGATGACCGGTTCCAGATGTTTGTAACTCAGGGCCAGATTACGCCAGGTCGCCATGTTGAAACCGGCGGCATCGATATGCACGTGAAGCCCGCAGCTCCCGTTCACTTTCACGTCACACAGGTCAAGCACCCAGCAGACCTTCTCCAGTTCCCGCAGGCCGGCTTCGCCGACCAGTATCGGACTGACCAGCTCGAAAGTGTCGTTGCCGCTTATACTGTTGTCCGTCACAAGCTTCCAATACGAACGAGTGGTATGGTTATAGCCTTCCACCATAACCTCGATACCGGCCTCCCTGAGTTCGCGTGCGAGCCGTTCACGGGAGCAGTTGTAGGCCTCGATCTCGATACCGAACTTGCGGTTGAAAGTATAGTCCAACGCCGCTGTCACCGGATGGATATTCGGACCGCCCTCACGTTCCCTCATCCGGCGCAGGGCGTTCACTACAAAACCGTAATTGCCGTTGGTCACCATCCTGGCGATTTCCGAACGGGGAATCCCCAGAAAGAACAGCTGCCGGATCTTGCTTGTCTTCGTTGTCTCTTGTGCTAAAATGCTTCTAATTTGCTCGTTCATAACTTGTTACATCCTTTATGATTCTACTACTAAGGTAATGCTTCTATAGGAGAAGTCGTAATTATAAGAGCTTTATTATCATGCTATTAGCTTACTTTATCTTAGGCTAAAAGTCCTTATTAAAGGTGTCTGTATCCTAACCGGTTGGTATCGGATTCCTCCAGCTTGATGACATATCTTCTCCACCGGTTCAGGAAGGTTGGTTCTGAATATCTTAAAATCTTAAATTATTAAATTACACAACCGGTATTGCCTCGGAATACAAAATAAAGGAAGAAGAGGACCGGACGGAACCTGCTGTTCACTTATAGCCATCCAAAGCCGGTTATTGCTATGATACACATGAGGGGGACGGACATGCCGTTCCGTTCGAACGGTTCTTCCTATGCGGAGGTGGCGTCAGAGGCCCGCTGCCTGTAACGACGTGGAAAAACGAGCGGGATTCCGTTTCCCTGTCCACCGGTCCTTTTAAATCCTTATGGGCAGGTGTGGGAGCACGTATCTATCCTGATACGGATTTTAAAATTATCGTTCTACAAGAAGTGTAGAAGTATCAATCCATTAATGGAGATAATGCAGAAAAAACAATGAACTATATACGGCTCACTGCCGTATCACCTTTTCCAGAGTATCATGTTGAAAACCGTATTTCCGGGCTGTCTCGATGATATATAACCGCATAATATCCGATGTGTCCATGGCGCTAATAGTTGTCAGTTAAGGATAGGATATACTGCGGGACATACAGTCTTCACCGGGGAATATATATCCTTGCTCCCGCTTGTCGGTAAGGTAACGTACACTCCTGCCTGTCTTTTCACCGCATGTCTGGAAAAATTCCCTGCCCAATCCCATCCGCTCCTTGAAGAGCGAGAGGATGAACCCGGTTTTCTGATATATGACCGACTTGCCGTATAACGGCAGGTAACGCAGAAGCCTGTCCTCATCCACGGTGCCCATCAGTTCAAGGTTGTAGACCAGCTCCTCCAGGCCGCCGGCAAGATCCGGCTGGTCGATGCAGTCGAGTATGGTACGTTCCATGTCGGTGACGCGGGCACTCACGTGTTCCGCTGGCCGCACGATCCCTTCCCGGTGCCTGTCCGGGGCATACATATATTCGACGAACTCGAACTCAAAAGGGCGGAAACGTTTGGCCGAGGACAGGTATATCCTGTTCCAGACCTGGTTCTGCAATCCGTAGAATTCCATGGCCGAATGGTAGGAGAGATAGGAGCCGGGAACGGAATTGCAGCCTATCTCGTATTTGTTCTCGTCGACAAAACCGTCCACAGGGTTTGTCGGCAGGTACACGTTCCTGCGTATCCGTACAATGGAATTACGCCTGCTGTACTTGTACAGCAGGAACATCTCCTTTCCGGTTACGAAACGCCGGTTCTGAATCAATGCGGTATATTTCCCCATGATTTTATATTTTATTCAAAAGTAGCACTTTTGTATTACAATCGCAAATTATTAAAAAAATATATTTACCGGTACCATATTAAATGCGCCGGCTTCAATCCTGTATCTCATTTCTTTTAGCAAGTCAAATTCAGGTGCAAATATATGGGGCGAAATCATGCAGGACAAGCGTAGTCCTCCCGCTGTCAGGAATAGTCATGGATAGTCGGTTTTTGTCATATGGGAAGGAAAAAGAAAGCCGAAGCGGGTCTGGATCCACTACCCCCTTTGGGTATGTGAAAGGAACGTTGCGATGAAAGAAGAAAACTCCTCTTCACGCATGGATGAGGCAATGCCGGAAGTCCGGCAATATAAAGAATGTGGCTTCTCTACCCGTGTAAATGCTACGATTACAGACTTCTTCCTGTTCCTATACCATCAGGCCGATTACCTTCAGGTTAAAAACTTACAATAAATTTGTCAGCCAGCATAATAAATACAGGCTGACAAATATTTGACTTAGTTTTCTTCAATGGCAGTTTCTACTATTTGTATCGCTTCCTGCAACAAGCGTTTGCTTTCTTTTCGCAAGGTAAAACTTTGCTGGAGCATTTTAGATATAGTTACTTGTTCAGATGTTGGCAATATTGGAATTATCACATCTTCTATTTCTGATGGTTTCCAATGTTGAATTATAGAACCGCCAGCATCTCTTTCTGCTTGCAACTTCACAACAGAAGAATTGAGAACCAATGTCAGATAGTCAGGAAGCACATCTTTGTCCGTAATGTTTAGATGAATAATTGCGCCAGAAGTAATAACATCAATAGGTTCCTCCATCTTATATGCGATACCAACACTACCGTCTTTAGATAGGAGAATCGTATCTTTTTGAGGTCTAATCGTGTCCTTAAATTCTAATTTGTTCAAATAAACAGCAGGTTCAGACAATCCAAACTTAGAGAGGTCTGCTACTCTGATAAACGGAATTCCTTTTTCACAGTAAGCATCACTACCGGGTTCTATTGATTTGGACAATGTGGCTATTTGTCTTATTGTTTTTGTTTTGAACCGCTTTAATTCACTGAACAAATGGTCATATTTGGGTTGATAATATTCTGCATCCAATCTGCCACTTTTCAAGAAACTGTTTGATAGTTTTTTATATGTACTGCCTATTGGTGCTTTTACATCAATGTTTGAAGTTATACCTATTTCTGTAAATAGCAGCCAAACTGCTTGATTCCACTCTTCAAACGCCCTGAGTTGTAACTCGTTATAAATCAACAAATTACCCCCCCCCCTGTTTCTATAATGTTTTCCACTGTAAGTTTCGCATTTTCAAGTAATTGCATAGCCTCCATGCGTAGTTCAAAACTCTTTTTAACGTGTTTGGCTATCTCATCTTGGACCTCTTGACGAATAAGTGGAATGGGGATTTTTTCAAACTCAGATTTACCAATAGCCGTCAATATCGTGCCCGAGCAACCTTTCTTCATCAGGTTTTGAATAAGCAATGATTTAAATAACGTAAGTAATGTTTCGGGATTATGTTGATGCGATTTCAGAACATAAAATCCTGTTGAACATAAAGCCCTATCATATTCATCCGTTACTAAAGCACAGCTATCAAGAGAACCTTCTATCGAGGAGACTATCACATCTCCTTTATGTACTATTCTACGAGCTCGTGTCGGTAGTTCTTCTCCTGCTTGTTCGTTACATCCTGTTATCTCGCCCGATTTACCAATATTGGCAAGTTCAATGTACTTGTATTGTATGCCATTAACAGGAGTATAGTTATTGTCCTTAATGTCGCATACATTACCAATCAGGTCGTAACCATTCGGATAAGAGTGTACAAGTTCTATATAGTCCTCATATTTTGGTAAATAGTATTCGGAATCGAAACGTCCTGTTTCGAGGAATGATTCTTTTAGTGTTTTAATGTTATATGCGTCAGGATTGGCTGCAAAATTTGCCATCCCTAAGCAGTCCAAAAGGTAAGACTCGGCAGAGGCATATAACTGTTGGCTATGCAAAGAACAATCCAACGATTTATTAACATTATCCGTTATTAACTGAACTGTACTATTTTCCAAATATGGTACTAATAATTGGTCAAAATCTTCTAATATTAACCCAGTTTGTCCAGACCCTCTGCGAAATTTTTGTATTTGTTGCTGACCAAATCTACTTCTTAAATATGTTGCTAAATATTCAGAAGACACATTCTCTTTAGGGCGTATAATTGCTAATTTGCAACTACAAGTGGCATCGTTATTTGTTGCTACAATAGAAATGTTTCCTATGATGGCTCCTACTATTGACATCAAAATATCCCCCTTATGTAAATGAGAACGGTGCATGGTTGGAATATCAAATACACGTTGAGGTATATACAATGGATTAGTGGCAAATTCAATAAATGAATTATATATATCGCCTCCCCGATAATACGGTATTCCAGTTTCCACAAATTCTTTACTAATAGACATGTGGTTGCCATCTGAAATATCTGCAAAATGACATAATGATATTGCTTTGATGTTTTCTAAAAGTGCAACTTGTTTTAGATTTGATCGTGAATAAAATTCCGAATCAAGTCTATGCGTTCTTTCTAAAGCAGAAATTGAAACTTCTGTTATTTCAAGCCCCTCTAACAAAGTCTTATATTTTACCTCGTCAAAGGGGCATCCACGAAAAAAGAGAGTCGTTCTTTTTTGGCGAACTCAGCAAACGCCTCTGCAATTCCATTTGGAGTCTTGCCATCATGATTGAAAAGGTCGTGCTTCACAATCAAATGACCGTGACTGTCAAGCAAAGGAACATTATTACCATCTTCGTCAATTGTGTTACGATAGATTTTATCTCCACTATTATCCTTGCTCGGTTCTTGCATGGTAGCGAAGAAAATGTTGTAATCATCAACCTTAGGGCACAGCTCTTCGTCCCATTTCTGCACAAAAAGGACACTTGTCTTTGTTCCTGTATGTGGCTTGAACACATTGCCATGCAAGCCTACCACAGCCAAAATGCGGCAACGGTCAGCAATATATTCACGCAATGATTTGTCGCTACTGTTATTGAAGCGTCCTTGTGGCAACACGATAGCCATACGTCCTCCCGGCTTTAAGAAGTCGAGATTTCGTTCCACAAACAAAATGTCACGGCTCATATTAGAAGCCTGTTTCAACTTGGTTTTGCGGAATGTACCATCGCTCATCTGATAGACTGTTTCGCCATTATTATTTAGTGCTTCAGGAAAAGTTGGTTCTCCTGCTACCACATTAGCACCTTGCGGTGCATTTTTCAATTTTTCCAATGAAACACTGCGACTTAAATCATATTTGGCAAGAATACGACTTTCCTTTACATCCCCTGCAAACGGAGGGTTTGCCATAATGATATCAAAGTTGAAATCACGATTACTATTTTTGTCTGTGCGCAATTTCTTTAACTTCTTCCATCCTTCAGAATAAGTATCAGACCAAATTTCATCTTTTACAGTCTCATCCCAACGTTCATAGTCAAGCGTATTTAGGTGCATGACATTGGTTTGTCCGTCTCCTGCGATAAGGTTTAGGGTACGAGCCACACGTACAGCCTTCTCATCAAAGTCGATGGCAAAAACATTGTCTTGAACATAGTCTGTACATTCGGCAGGTTTTTCTTCTAAGGTAAACAAATGACTACGGCTTAAGCCTTTGGATTTGAGGATATTTTCCCAAACATGGAATATCGTATGAACAGGGAAACCACAACTGCCAGCCGCAGTGTCTATCATCTTTTCATTCGCTTTCGGATTGAGCATTTTTACGCACATATCAATCACATAACGAGGGGTAAAGTATTGCCCTTTTTCGCCTTTACTGCTTTTATTGATAAGATACTCAAAAGCTTCATCTACCACATCAAGGTTGGAATTGAACAATTTCACATCCTGTAAAGATGCGACACAAACAGACAAGTGTGAGGGTGTGAGTAAAAGTTTGGCATCATCGGTAAAAACACCTTGCCATTTCTCTTTTGCTTTATCAAATAACGCCTGTAATTTGTCTTTTAATTCCGTTTCAGTATCACCATAGTTGCGGAATTCTAAATTCCTGTTAGGCTTACGCCCGCTTTCCATTTCATCGAACAATTTGGTAAAGATGAGTTTGAATACTTCCTCAAACACATCTACACCAGCACCAGCCAACACCTCATCCTCCATTTCAAGGATAAGGTCTTTGAGGGACTTTCGTTCATTTACCAACTTGTCTTTTTTGATAAGGTCAGCAATCTTCCAACGCTCGGAAAGTATGTCAGATAGTTTTTGGTCTGCACGAGGTATGCCACTTAAATCCTCAAAATAATTGGGGTCTTTACGGTGGTAGTAGGAAATTTGACGCCCATTACTCCATACACCGATTGGAGCACCTGTTGCATTACAATAACTTTTCAGTTGCTCTTTTCCATCTTTCAACTTTGGTTTCTTGACCTCTACAATAATGTATGGACTTGTCGTTTGCTGTTTGTCAAAAATGACAATATCGGCACGTTTCTTTTCCCTGCCAAACGTGACTTCATACTCCAGTTCCATTCGAGAAACTGGATAACCCAAATCACTGGTGAGAACCAACAGATATAATTGGCGCACCACTTCTTCAGGAGTAGCCTTAATATCCTTTTTACGTACGGTACACGTAATGTAATATTCCACTCCTTTCTTTGTTTGTCGTTCGACAATACGACTTTTCAACTCTGAAATTTGGGCTTCGGTAAATAAGCTGAGGTCATATTCCGAACCTTTAATTATATCTGTTAGTTTCATTATTGTCCGCTGTTAAATTTTATTTGAAACAAGAAGTTCCCGAACGTCAATATCCAAAATTTCGGCTATTTGATATAGGACATGGATGGGTGGTTGGACTCTATTTGTTGTATATAGATTGATCATATTAAAGGTCTTTCCAAGCCTGTTTGCTAACTCTGTTTGGCTAATACCCTTTGCATCCAATACTTCCTTTATTCGGTTCATACACGCACTATCTTGTTTAACGAGTGCAAAAGTACAAAATTTTATTTGGTAAACGAGCATTTTCTGCCATAAAAGAATTACCTTTGCACATAACAATTTTAATTGTCTTCTTATGCAAAAGATACTGATTAACGAAATTAGAATAGATGGATTCCGTGGATTGAAAGATTTTAAAATGAGCCTTTCTGAAACTACGGTACTTACTGGCATGAATAATGTCGGGAAAACTTCTGTTCTAAAAGCGCTACAGCTGTTGTTTGGAAACAGCTCGTTCCTTTCAACAGAAGATTTACACATTGACAAGAACGGCAAATCAAATTATATCATTGTTGATGCCAAAATAGTAGCAATTGATAATGATGGAAAACGTATTGCAAATTTCTCAGATGTATGGGAAATTGCATTTGGTGCGGATAATATAAAAATGGATGCTGAAGAACACGCCTATGTGCCTTTGCGTGTTAAATACACTTTTCAAACACTTCAGAACTCATTTAATAGGGATATGCAAATCTTGAATGAATGGGACTCGGCGGGCATCGCTTGGCAAAATTTGAAAGGTAAAAAATCTACAGTTAAGGGAGATTATTTTCAGTTTCACTATCTGGATGCAAAACGGGATATTCAGGATGATTTAAAAGCCAGAACCTCCTATTTAGGTAAAATGCTTGGTGATGTAGTTAGTAATTATGACCCGAAAGATGTTGCTGAATTAGAACAAAAAATAAGTTCTTTAAATGCAGAAGCCATAGAAAAGAGTGATGTGCTTAGAAATATTCAGGAATCACTAAAAGGGATTGACGCTACAATGGACTCTTCAGGCAAAGTCTATGTGTCACCTTTTGCTAAGAAATTGCGAGATTTGAACAAGAGCTTGACTATCCATTATGGAACGGAGGATAGTAGTTTTACAATGGACTATCATGGTATGGGTACTAGGAGTTGGTCTTCCATGTTGTCGTTTCGGGCTTTTGTAAAGCAAATGTGCGACAGCAAGAACCCAGAAGACGAGGCTTTTTTGCCGATTATAGCTATAGAAGAACCTGAAGCACATTTGCATCCGAATGCACAGAAGCAACTCTACAAACAGATGAACGAAATGCCGGGCATTAAAATAATATCAACACACTCTCCATATGTGGCTGCATGTGCAGAATTATCAGAGTTGAGAGGTATGTATAAAGCCGCTGAGAATACAGTTTGTGGAAGTTTGCCCGTTACAGAACTAACTTCAGAGGAACAAAGAAAAATCAGGCAAGCCGTATTGACTAGCAATGGCGAACTGTTGTTTGCCAAAGCAATTGTGTTGGGCGAAGGTGAGACAGAAGTACAAGCTTTACCTATTTTCTGTCAACAACATTGGGGATTGACTCCAGTTGAGTCCGGTCTGTCGTTTGTCGATGCAAAGGGATGTGGTAATTATTATCCATTTGTAGCCCTTGCTGAAGCGTTTCAGATACCTTGGTATATTTTCTCTGATGGAGAAAAAGACACCAAGAAAGGTCTTAAAAAACTTTTGAAGAGGACTTACAATGAAGATAAGGAACTGGCAGAACAGAATAATATTTTCATCATTTCCCCTGAAAAAGATTTTGAAGGAATGCTCCTTGATGATGGGTATAAAGATGAAATAGAAAAGGCTATCGAACAGTTGAAAGGAGAAGGCTACATTGATGAATTTATCAGGAAATTCAATCATAAGCCTAAAGGGAGGGAACAAACTCCCAATATATGTAAAAGCTGTAATCAACATATATTTGTGGATATTGAACGAATATATGATGGTGAAGATGGTAGATTGACAGCTTTGGATGATATAATGGAGAAAAATAAGGCTCAGCTAGGTCCGGTATTGGCAAATTGTATAATTGAAAGCGAAAAACCATTACCTCCATTAGTAGTTAAACTATTTGATGGAATAAAAAAGGATATATGTCATGTGTAAGATAAAGTTATCTCCCAAACAACAAGAAATTGCATCATTGACAGATGGTGCAGTTTTAGTACGTGCAAGTGCTGGTAGTGGCAAGACAAGAGTACTTGTGGAACGTATAAAAATGTTGGCTGGTATGACCAAGCGTAAGGTATTGGCAATTACATTTACGAACAAAGCCTGTGAGGAGATTAGAACAAGACTTGCAGAAGTGGATGAAAATCTATTGGAGCATGTTTTTGTTGCTACTTTCCATGGTCTATGTGAATCAATCATTGAAAGCCATATTGCCGCCACTAGGTTTGTGACAATGCCACAAATTTTTGCAGATGACGATAGAAAGAAAATCTTGGAAGAAACAATTACTGAGACTCCATCTTTAAGCCAGTGGTATAGAGGACTGGATGATAAAGAACGTAGGGAAACTCTTTATCGGGCATTGGATAATATCAGCCTTATAAAACGGTCTGTGATTTTAGATGACGAACTGTATAATGTTATTAAAGATGAGCAGATGCGTAATCTATATTTAAGTTATAGAGAGCAGATGGATTCGCTAAACGCAATTGATTTTGATGATTTGTTGCTTAATGCTTATCAATTACTGATACATAATCCAAGAATTGCAGACTTATATCGAAGAAGTTTTACATACATTTGTGTGGACGAGGCTCAGGATTTAAACAAAGCTCAATACATGGTTCTTCGCGCGATTACTGGTGGTGAGCATAAGAACGTAATGCTGGTTGGCGACACCAAACAATCCATATATGCCTTTAATGGTTCAAGTAGTAAATATATGGATGATTGGTTTGTGAAGGACTACAATCCGACCGTATATAACCTAAATGAGAATTATCGAAGTGCGAAGGCGATTTTGGATTATGCACAAAAGGTAGTGCATGATGACACCTTAGATGTAACCTTACCTTATACAGGCGTTTGTAAGGAATATGCTTATGATACACCATGTGAGGAAGCGCAAGAAGTCGTAAGTGGTATAAAATCATTGGTTGGTGCTGAAATAGAAGGTTATGACGGGAAATTGAGTTATTCTGATATTGCAGTACTTGCTAGAAATAAATTCGTTCTTGGAAAGATTGAAGAACAATTAAAAAGTGGCGGACTGCCATATCATTATAAAACTACGGGAGCAGGTTTGGAATTTGCATCCACTGCTGCTAAAGCTTTTGATTTGGCTATGGTAGTACGAACCAATCCCTATGATAGACTGCATCTTGATATGTTGCAGTCTATAGTAGGCGTGAGCCATTGCAAATCATTAGAACAAGTTGTAGAAAATATTAGCGATGCATTCTTAAAAGAAGTCGTGCAGCAAGCCTCACTATTAAAAGATGATGGTAGTAATATGTATCAAACTGTCAAATCCATATTGAACACTTTAAAAGCCTCCAATGCTTCGGAATTTAAATCAACAGATGAAGTTTTGGCTGTTTTTGATGAATTTGAATTGTTAAAACATCATTGGAGTTCTTATGCTAAGAGTGTAACAAACTATTCTTTGTCTGCTTTTCGTAATGCAATGTCGTTGGGACAAACCTCTGTCACTTCTTCGGACGGAGAAGGGGTTACATTGAGTACAGTCCACACTATGAAAGGCCAACAAGCTGTAGTAGTATTCCTTGTGGGTATGGATGAGGGGACATTCCCTGATTATCGTGCTATTAAAAAAGGGAACAATAGCATTGAAATGCAACAAGAGAAAAATAACCTATATGTTGCAATTACTAGAGCTCAAAGACATCTTTATATTTGTTACCCTCAAAAAAGAAAGATGCCTTGGGGCGATTGGTCTCCAAGAAAAAAATCCAGCTTGCTTCCCAAGTAAACGATTGTATAAACTGAGTGTTTATGGCAAACGAGTATTTTGAATGAAATTATATATATCAGCCGTCAATTTAGCAACATCAATAACGGTATAAACAGAGAGTACCTCAAATTGTATAAAAAACTCCATTGCAATTTGAGGTATTTTAATTTTTTTTGCTACTTTTGTCCTAAGACGAGTGACAATGAAAGCAACTCACAGCAAAACGCAGCAATAGGTACGGTTGCCAAGTCATTACCTAAAAAACGGACAATCTCTCCAAAGTCCTTATTATAAAGGGATAAGAACTCTATTCTAAAGTTACTTTAAATATCTGAATCCAACCCGTGACAGACCCGGATGGGAAAGGCGATGATACCACCGGATATGCGTATAGCCATATGACCGGACATGGAGATACGACGATAACGATACGTCCTCGTGGCATCATGGTCTGTTACCGGATGGGAAGAGTCACCCCATCACAACCATGAATTATAGTGTAGCCATATTTGTATATAGCCGTATGATACGCTATCCAGATAATGCTATCACAGAATTGCGATATAGCCGGATATCAAAATAAGGATAGCCGGGAGCGAAGGGAGCACGAACCCTTCCGGATACAGATATCTCAAAATCTCCATTTGCAGAAGTGTATAAATATCAATCCATTAATGGAGATAATGCAGAAAAACCATGAAGCATATACGGCTCACTGCCACTCTCCATTTGCAAATGTGTAGAAATAACAATCCGTTAATGGAGACGATGAAGAAAAACAATAAGGCGTATACGGCTATATGCCCGTTCTCCATTTGCAGAAGTGTAGAAGTAGCAATCCGTTAATGGAGACGATGAAAAAACAATAAGGCGTATACGGCTACATGTCATTCTCCATTTGCAGAAGTGTAGAAGTAGCAATCCATTAATGGACAATAGGGCATGTAAAGGGCAGATTTTCCGTAT